CAGAACAATTAAATTAACCCCCAATCAAACAAGGATTGTATATGAACTTGTCTTGGACAGGAAAAATGAAATAGAGGACTTGTCAAATTCATTCGAGACGACTTTAGCATTATTACCTGATGCGAAATTCGTGAAAGATTATGAAATTGTTTTGAAACAGATTTTATCTCAATTAGAAAAAAAAATATAATGGAACAACACTTATTACTTGGAGACAGCAAAGATGTCTTAAAAACGATAAAAGAGGGGTCTATTGACCTATTAGCGACTGACCCCCCATACGGAATTGAGTTTATGGGTAAGAGTTGGGATAAAGTATTACCACCAAAGGAAATATGGACGGAGTGTTATAGGGTGTTGAAACCTGGTTCGTTTATTGCGGTTATGTCCTCACCCCGAAGTGATGTATTGTATCGTATGATAAAGGACTTGGAGGATGCGGGGTTTGATATGAGTTTCTCACCAATTCTTTGGACTTATCACACAGGGTTCCCTAAAGCGAGTGATACAAGTAAAATGATAGATAAGAGGTTGGGGGCAGAGCGAGAGGTTGTTGGTGAAAAAAAGAGTGGTTCAACAAGTAGAGCGTATCAAAGTGAAGAACAAACAACTGCTGGTATTCATTATGAAACAACTGCTTCAACAGACCTCGCAAAGAAATACGAAGGTAGTAAGTTAGGTTTCCAACCCAAACCTGCTGTGGAACATATCATTATCGGTATGAAACCACACGGACAAAAAAGTTATATTGACAATGTCCTGAACTTTGAAGCACTCCCCGACAATATCAAAATGACTTATCCGTTTCTACAAGTTCCAAAACCAGCAAAGAAGGAAAAAAATATGGGGGTTGATAAGAACAACCACCCAACAACCAAACCAGTTAAGTTGATGTCCTACATCATCACCTTATTCACAAGGGAAGGGGATTGGGTATTAGACCCGTTCTTGGGTAGTGGAACGACAGGGGTTGCTTCCAAACTCATCAACCGAAACTTTGTGGGTATTGAAAGGGAACAAGAGTATATGGATATTGTAAAAGAAAGATGTGAGGTTGATAGGGACGAACTGATAAAGTTTTTCAAGGAAGGTAAGTAATGTATAGTAAAGGTGTGTGTTGGGTTGGGGATTGTAGAATACCTTATGTAGATGATAAGGATATGACCCTACCAGATTACGCAAACAAAGTTCAACAGGATAAACCAAAACATACATCAGGTGCTATGACTGGGGGTATAAACAAAATGTTAGTATGTAATACTCAAGGTCGTTTCACCCCCAACCTTCTTGTCTGTGATGATATGTTGAACGATGGTAGTGTTAATAAAAGTAGAGATAGAAAAAAACCTTCTAATACAATAACCAAACCTAATATAAACTTTGGAGGTGGTATTAAAGATAATAATGAATATAGTGATAAAGGAACAAATAGTAGATATTACGACCTTGACCTATGGTTTGATAAAATGTTGGATAGGTTATGAAGATTCAATCTACAATTGTTTTAGAACACCTTATCACTTCTGATGAAAACAACAAGAGAATTGTTGTTGCTCAAGGGGGTGCTCGTTCTGGTAAGACCTTCAACATCTTAATCTATTGGATTCTTAAATTGTTGCAAGAAGAAAACAAAACTCTATCAATTGTCAGAAAGACTCTACCAGCCTTAAAAAACTCGGTCTTAAAAGATTTGGTTCAGGTACTTGAACTATTTGGTCTTTATGACCCCACTAAATTCCACAAACAAGAAGGATATTATGAACTCAACTCAAACATCATCAATTGGTTCTCGGTCGATGAGCCTCAGAAATTACGCGGAGCGAAAAGGGATTACCTTTATTGCAATGAAGCAAATGAACTCAGAATCGAAGACTGGAATCAACTTATTTTCCGTACCAGTGGAAAAGTAATTTGTGATTTGAATCCATCTGAACTATCATCATGGGTCTATGATTTGGAACTCCGTGATGATTGTTATTATTTCAAAACAACCTATAGGGACAATCCATTCATTGATGACAATATCAGACGGGAATTGGAATCATTGAAAGATAAGGACGAAAACCTATATAGAATCTACACGTTGGGGGAAAAGGGTATTGCAACCACTTTGGTATTTAACAAGTATTCAACCATAGAACAACTCCCTCAAGGATGCAAATTACTTGGTAGGGGAATGGACATGGGTTATAATGACCCTACAACATTAATTGAGGTATACCAAAGGGACGATGAGCTCTACTTTGTAGAGTTATTCCATGTTAGGAATTTAACGATGCCAGACATCATATTTCGAATGGAACAATTAAACATTCCAAAGACAGATGAGATATGGTGTGATTCAGCATCCCCCCAAAATATCGAAGAATTAAAAAGAGCCAGATTTAATGCAAAACCAGTAAATAAAAAATCCATTTTGCATGGAATCGATTTGATGAGAAGACACCATATGTTCATAACTCAAAAATCAAATAATATACTATTTGAGTTTGGTTCCTACAAATGGAAAACAGATAAAGATGGGAACCTACTTGATATCCCCGAAGATGACCACAACCATACAATTGACGCAATCAGATATGTATTGGAAATGACCATTGGAGAAAGAAAAAGAAAATTCAGTATTGTATGATAGAATTAATAATTAACAACGAGGTGATGGAGGTTTCAACGGACCTTAGCATCAAACAATTCCAAGAACTCAACAGAGATTCAAAAAGATTCAATAATAATCCTGCAGCAATCCTTAGCCTCTATTTGGGATTAGATGAAAATAAGATTAAGAAACTACCAAAGAAACAAGTAGATTTTGTTTTGAATTACTTGACCGATGAGATGGTCAATAAAGTTGAAAAGGAACTAATTATGACCTTCACTCACAAAGGAGTGAAATACGGATTGGAAAATGATTGGATGAAGTTGCCTTGGGGAGCTTGGTCTGATTTTGAGATTTTGAGTAGTGCAAATGTTGAGGAAAATATCAATCACATTATGGCAGTTCTTTATCGTCCGGTTATTTGGGAAGATGGAACAAAATATAAAATAATGGAATACGATTCAGAAGAAATTATGGAACGTGTTGAAGAGTTCAAAAATCTTCCAATAAGATACTGGTTTGGAGCAACCGATTTTTTTTTGCAAATCGTAAAGTTATACATTACAGATTTAGAAACTTCTTTGAGTTGGACGAACAAAGTAAACAACCTGACAATGAAGACGTGGAAGAAGCTCCCGCAATTCCTCCGCAAGAGACTACCGCTCGATTCTATTTTACTCTCACATTCAATCTCGCAGGTGAAGATATTACCAAAATTGCGCAAATAGAAAAGATGAATGTATATTTAGTGTTAAACACCGCAGCAATTCTTAAAGATAAGAGGATAAAAGAACAGAATGAGTTGAGAAAACTTGAACAACAACAAAAAAATAGATAATGGAGCATTATGTAACCTTTCATAAAGTACTGGATTATTTACAGGAATTTCAGGAGCAATCTCCATTTCTAAAGTCCTATGGTTATGGTAACTTGGTGGACTTTGGTAAGAACGTTTCAGGAATGACCGTTCAATATCCTTATATGTTTGTGGTTCCACAGAGTTTCACCTATGATGAAAATACTTCAACTTATCAATGTTCAATTATCTTTGCCGATATCCTGAACACAGATTTGTCGAATGAAAAAGATGCAATCTCTGATATGAGTTTGCAAGCACGTAGATTCTTATCTTACATCAAACGTGGAGATTTGATGAATAAGATGGATGTTCAATTAAGTGCAAATGCGGTTCCATTCTTGGAAAGATTTAATGACCATGTTGCTGGTGTTGCTCTAACTTGTAATCTAATTGTATTTGAGGATATCAATGCTTGTGATTACTATCCTGAAGTTTCCCCATCTCCGTCACCTTCACAGACACCAACGGGAACTCCTATGGTGACCCCAACAACGACACCTACATCTACATTAACCCCGACTCCAAGTCCAACACCTACGGCAACAGTTACGGCAACACCGACTTTGACTTCAACACCAACTCAGACTCCAACCTCTACCACCACTCCTACCCCTACACCGACAACAACTCCACCGGCATCGTTGTTATTTGACCAATTCACTGGTGGGACTGTAGGATACTCATTTAGAAAATTAAGAAATTCATATTCAGGAAATTGTATTAAAGTTAGAAGAAGTAGTGATAATACTACTCAGGATATCGGATTCTCAGGAAGTGTGATTGACACTTCAGCATTATTATCATTCGTTGGAGCTGGAAATGGTTTCATTGATACATGGTATGACCAATCAACCAATGGATTTAATGCAACTCAATCAACTACAACAAGACAACCACAAATCGTCAGTGGTGGAACTTTAGTTACAAGTAACTCATTAGCTTCTTCAAGATATGTAAACTCCGCATCAACATTTATGAGTATGTCCAATACTCTAATTTCACAACCAGATTCAGTGTTTATTACTTTACACAATCAAGGTTCCGTTGGTTCAGCTCACTATTTAGATGGAATTACAACTCGTCAGATTGTTGGATATGGTGGAACAAACCAAGTATTAGCGTTTGCTGGTAGTAGTTTGCTAGATGGAACAATTCCAAATAGTTTAGCTCTTCATTCAGCAATCTTCAATGGAGCAAATTCATCAATTCAAGTTAATAATGGAACCACAACATCAGGTAATGCTGGTTCAAATGGAATTGGTGCAAGTTCATTCATTGGAACTGGTAATCCATCAGGTAGTATCTATTCAATTACAGGTTTATATTCTGAATTTGTGGTATTCTCAGGAGACCAAACATCAAACAAAACGGCAATTAAGTCAAACATAATGACTTATTATTCTATCTAAAATGTCTGAGCAAGAGATTAAAAGTTTAATGACTGAGCTTCTTGAGGGAACAATCAAGAAGCAAATTCTCTTGCCAAGACCATCTCTTACTTACAACGGACAACCAAAACCAGTTGATACAAGATACCAACGTCCATTACCTTCACCAAGAAGTGCAACAGGACAATTAGCAAATTCTGTTAATGTCTATTTCGAAAGTGATTTGGAAGATGGGGAGCTTAACTTGGTTGTTGACTTTGGATTAGCTGATTATTGGGAATGGGTAAACTATGGTAGAAGACCATCTACCAAATATCCCCCATTGTCAATTATTCAAGCTTGGGTTCAACAAAAACCAGCATTACAATATCCTGGTTTATCAATCAATTCAAGAGCATTCTTAGCTGCAAGAAGCATCAAAGAATACGGATATTATGGAATCAATTTCATTGAAGCTTCATATAAAGAATTGGAAAATGACCTTATTGATTTACTTGGACAATATGGAGCTGAATACTTCACCAAAGTATTAGAGGACGAAAGAATAATTATTAGAAGCGAAACAAACAGACCATGAGTATATCATTACAAAATACACCTGACCCATTTCAACCCGTTTTAAGTGATGGTAATTTCTTCACGGTTGAATCGTCAGTCTATGACCCTGATACGACATTCAAATTCAGATATGTCTATGAACTCTATGTAGAAGGACAAAATGTCTTTAACGGGAAATGTACTCCAAACCCTTATGGTCTTGGTATCATCGATATGCAACAGGTTTTGGAAACCTATACAGATTCCCTTCCAATTTCATATTGGGATACCACAGCAATCTACACACACCAAACATTCCCATTTTCAAGACCAGCAAACAACGAGGTAATCAACTATTATCTTAAAATTGGTTATGAATATGCCGCATCTGAATTGGGAGCAATTACAGGATTTACAGGTATTGGGGAAAGTGTTGGTGACCCCAACTTTGAAACCGATGTCTATAAAGTTTTCCGTTCAACAATGGGAACAAATGGTCGTGCAACACAACAATCATTTGATATTGACCCATATGTATTGAGTGGAACCCCAACGACAATCAATCCAACAACATCAGGATTGTTTTTAACAAATTCTCCAAGAATAAGAAGAATTGCTGAAACTGATTATTACACATTAGGTTTCACAAATTATTTCTTAACAGAGAGCACCACAAGTTATGATAGTGAACCATACTATGCAGAATTTACATTCTATGATTCCAATAACTCACCAATTGCCATAACCCAATGGGATAATTTGGTTATGAATGGTGGAGGACCAAGAAGTCTTTGTACTCAGGTTTATCCATCCCTTTATTTGAATTATCCAGCATCGGGGACAACAGATTACAACACACTTTATTTGGGTGTTGGTCCAATGAACATTCCTGACTTCCCTGATGGAACTGCAAGATATACCGTTCAATTGTTCGGTAAATTTACTGGTTCAACTTCACCTATTCCTGCAACTCCATCAGCGACTCCATTTTTTACAAGAACTCCAACACCATCGGTAACGACAACACCTTCATCAACACCGATTTGTTCAACTTGTACAAATTTTGATGTTCAATATACGGGTGATTCTGAGAGTGTTGCAACCGTTACTATTATAAATTGTTTGAATGGACAAAGTCAAACATTCCAAGCTCAATACAATGTTGTTTACAACGTTTGTTCTTGTGGTATTCCATTTGATACTGGTCAGGTTAAATACACCAACAATGGTAGTTGTAATCCGAATCCAACACAAACCCCTACTCCAACGGTTACGAGAACTCCATCACCAACCCCATCGGTAACAGCAACCAAGACTCCAACTCCTACACCGACACCTACGACTTCGGTTGTAGTTTATTCTTACTTGGGTAGAACAACACCTGATTCAACTGATGGTCCTGATGCTTGTACAGATTATCTAACTGCAAGGGGATATAAATCAACCAAGACATTGTCTACATTGACCAATGGTGATTACCTTTATGATGTTTATCCATCCGCTCCAACTGTTGGTGGTGGTAATTGGATTGCACTTAAAGTTGGTGGAGTAGGTCAAGGATACGCATTCCAAGTTCAAGATGACGGAGAAATAACTGACACTTATACATGTTAAAATTATGGGATTAATACCACAACCAGTTCCAAACACTTATGTTGAAGGACTTTGTTCTACAACAGGATTCCAAGCTGTTTCAGAGATATTCACCTTCAATGTTGAAGATAATTGTTCAAGAAGTGCAAACCAGCATCTTCAACTTATGTTTTTGAATCGTTATGGTCAATATGACTATTATACATTTTTATTCAACAGATATGAGGGTATGAACATCACCCGTCAGACTTATAACTCTTGGAATATTGATTGGGGTAGTGCAGCCCCCAACAAAACACAATATTCAAGGGGATTGACAGATTCTGAAGTGGATATGGTTCAAACGGTTGTGGTCAATTCAGGATTCATCAATCAACCTGATTTTGAGTTCTTGGAAGAATTATATACTTCAAATTTTGTTTTTGAAATTCAAACAGATGGAGGGCTCAAAGCCGTAAATATTATTAACACAGACTTCGAAAGAAAGATTCAGGGAAATAGAACAATCTACAACTTGGAACTTACTTATGTCTACTCTAATAATATTAAGCTGTTGGGAATGTAATGGATACTTTATTACTTGTTCAAATCTCAGGTAACACATGGGAACGTTTAGATATATTTGAAGAAATTCCAATTACATTGGTTGTTCAACAAAGTGATTTGACGGACCTCACAGCAAGACGTGTTCCATATTCAAAAACAATTATCATTCCTGATACTGCAACCAATGCAAATATTTTTGAGCATTATTATGAGGTAAATGGATTGGATTTTAATCCATTGAACAAAGTTCTATGTACCGTTCAATATAGGGGAACAGATATTTTTCAGGGGATATTAAGACTCAATGCTGTTATCCAAAAAAACAATTCGAGAGTCTATGAGGTCTACATCTTGGGTGAGGTAACAGATTGGGCATCACAAGTTAGAAACTTTACCCTTCAGCAACTCAATTGGAGGGATTTGCAACACAAACTCGAGTATTCGAGTGTGACTACCTCATGGGAAGCAAAATCGTACAATACAGACGGACTTTTGAATGGTGATGTTATTTACCCAATGGTAAATTATGGGCAACAATATCAAGGGACTGGAACCACTCCAACATTTGAATATTCATTTGGACAGACCTTTTCATTTGACCAAAGTGGAAGAAGTATGCCCCCACAGATAATGAAACCTGCATTGAGGTTAAAATCTGTTTTGGACAAAATATTTGCCGTAACTGATTATTCTTATGTAAGTGATTTCTTTGATACAGATTACTTCAAATCAATTTATATGGATACATTCCAAAATGGAAAACTTGGAATAGAATCCGCATCAGCCGTTACAAACCAAAATATTTTTAGAGTTTTCACCAATACCAATAACCAAAGACAACCAATATTCCAGCAAAATGGAACTACTCAGTTTCTTCCAATCAACTGGCGAAGTGAAACCCCTGATGGTTACGACCCATTAGGTAATTTTACTTTGGGAACTAATCTTCAAATTGCACCCATAAATGAAGGTTATTTCCAAGTTCCATATGCTGGTGATTATTTCTTCAACATGAGATTTAATTATTCTAATCCAAACTTTGTTTTGGGTAGTTCAGATTTCTACATTATCGGAAACAAGAATCAGAATCTCAATAATATCAATGTTGGAACTTCATTTTATACATCTGACAAATTGACTTGTGATGGATTGGGAGCTGAAATCTATGCTGACTTATATTTCAGTGCAACATGTCAAGTTGGTGATTATATCAAGTTATTCATTTTATTGGATGGTGGAGGTTCATCATTTGGAACTCAAGTTCAATTAACAGGATTTAATTATGCTGGTGTAACAACTCAAAATCCTATGTGGGATTTATATACCTCACCAGAACTATCAGGAGAAGACCTGGTGGACTTTTCTTTGGGGATTGATAACATGAACTCAATGGACTTTATAAAGTCCTTAATCACGATGTTTAATCTTGTTGTTATTCAAGACGAAAATAATAAGACAGTAAGATTTGAACCTTATAACTGGTATTACAATGATTCAGAAAGACCACTTCAAGATTGGACACAAAGGGTTGATTTGAACTCGGATTATAAGATTGAACCATTATCGTTTGACTTAGCAAAAGAAGTAACATGGACTTGTTTGTTCACTGAAGATGAATTTTTGAATAAGGAGTTCACCGAGAAAAATGATTTCGTATATGGTAGGTACAAATATGTTTCATCATCCAATATTTTTGCGGGTGAACAAATATATGAAATCCCATTTGGAGCAACCCCAACATCGGGGGTTACTGGAGCTGCAAACTTTATCATTCCACAATATTACTATCGAATCAATGGTAATTTAACACCATATGCAACTCGTCCTCACCTGTACTTTTGGAACGGGAATAGATATGCATACAAGGATGTTAATAAAACTCAACCAGGTTATTGGTATTTGACTTCAGGTGCAACCGCTGTACAACAATCAACATATCCATGTGTTTCTCACCTTACATCATTGGACATTCAGATTCCTGACTTGGTTTCAGATTTGAATTTTAGACCAACATTTGATTTCTTTGGTAATTCAAACAATCAGGTTGTTCAATTTACTCAATATAATTTATATAACCTTTGGTGGAATGATTATATTGAAAACATTTATTCCCCTGAAACAAGGAGATTAACTTGCCGTGTGTTCTTTAATCCAATTGATGTTTATGAAACATCATTAAGGGATAAAATCTTTATTAAAGATAGTTTCTATACAATTGAAAGATTAAATGAAATTAATTTGGTTAATAGAGATTTGACTGAAGTAAATTTGATTAAAGACAGAGTTCCATACTATAAAGTCATTCCACCAGCACCGGTTTATGCAATTAGTGGAAATACCCCCTATCCTGGTGTTCAACCATCATTCTTTACCTTGTGTTATGTATCGTTGGATAATACAACGGTTTGTAATCAAACTGCACCCCTTCAACTTATCTATACATTTGGTTCAGGAACCATTGAAAACTTCGATGTGGTATATTATGACACGGGAACCCAATTGAAGAAATTGGAACAAGGATATTACCTGAGACAACAAACGGGCACAGATACCTTTGTGGTGATTGATAATTATGGTAGAATATTAGAACAACCCTGCTAAATGGCTAATGGAAATAATATAGGATTAAGAATTACTCTTGGGGGAACCTCTGAGGTTATCAATGACATTAAACAATTGGAGGCAGCCTTATCCAAGGCAAGACAACAATTAAAAGGATTAGCAATTGGTAGTGAGGATTTCAAGAAGTTATCCAATGAAATCAAAAATGCAGATTCTCAATT